ATTGCAGGGAAATATCAGGATCTTGTAGAAGAAAGAGAGCTTATAGATACTCGACAGAAAGAAATAGAAGATTATGTAGCTGATAGGACTAATATGACAAAGAAGCTTCTAAAAGACATTAAAATTAAGAAAAAGGATTTTTATATACGAGCTGAAGATGCAATTGAGTATGGAATTGTAGATGTAATTTTATAAAGAATGAGGTGATTAAAATTAGAATCATTAAATATTTTATTAAATGGTACAAATTTGAAAGCATATTTGGTACAACGAGATTAAAGTGTATTGTCAAATCTTTCAAGTATGCCGTTACAAATACTGGGTGTGATTTTAATAATTGGTTATTCGACAAAGGTATTAGGAAAACACATAGAAAAGATGAATTTAAATTTTGATCAGCTCCTCTCTTAATTGAGGGGGCTTTTTTAGATTGGAGGATTTTATCATGAATAAAAGACAAAGGAAGAAATGGTTAAAGCAGCACAATAAATATTTTGATCCAAGAGAGACTTGGTCATTAGATTGGACGATAGCAAAATTCGTATATCCAAGACTAAAAAAATTTAAGAAAGAGAATATTGGGTTTCCACATGAATTTAAGACAATTGATGAGTGGAATGAGATTTTAGACAAGATGTTATTTTCTTTTAAAGTATTGAAAGAAGATTGTGTAGGATTGGAAATCGATTTTAATGATCCAAATTGGAAAAATGAAATTGATAAAACAAATGAAAGAATTCAAGAAGGATTAGAGTTATTTGGAAAATATTTTAGAGACTTATGGTGGTAAATAGGAGGATTTTATGGAGATTAATTGGACACCGGTAACAGAAAAGTTGCCAGAGCTGACAGGAGTATTTTATGAAGAAGAGTTTCTTGTATCTGTAAAGATCGGAGACGTAAAGTTCAGAGAGATTGCCAGATTTGATGGAGAAGAATGGCACAATGTCTTATTTGATTCAGAAGATGTTGTAGCTTGGGCACCATTGTTACCAGTATACGAAGATTAAGCAAAGGAGTGGTTTTATTTTAAGAAAAAGATTATTAGCTTTAGGATTATTAGCAACTGCAAATATAACATTAGGATTAGGTTTACAAAATTGTAACGCTGATGAGCAGCATCCAGAAATGCTTCAGGAAGCACTTACAGACGTTGATCAACACTATGATAAATGCAAGCAAGCAGACGAACAAAAAAGGATTGCTATTGAAAAGAAACGACAGGAGAAGCTTAGAAGAGAACGTATTCGTAAAGAAAAGAGAGAGAATACTCCAATCTATATGGGACGATTTAAGATTACCTATTATTGGATCGGGGAAGACAACTGGGGATACAGAACAGCTCTTGGAGTCAGAAGTAGCAGATTTTATACAGTTGCTGTAGATCCCGATGTGATTCCTTTAGGATCAAAGATTATTATTGGACATGATATTTATTGGGCTGTTGATACAGGGAGTGCAGTAAAAGGGAATGTGGTAGATATTTTCTCAGAGAGTCGATTAGATGACATGTATCATGATGATGTTTGGATTATTAGAAAAGGATCAAGTGAACGTCTTGCTTTGAAATATAGACACAAGTAAAGGAGATCAAATGGATTCGATAGATATTATGCTTGGAGAAATATTCTTAACATGTCTAATCATATGGTTTGTATTAGTTGTATTTACAATAGAGCTTAAAAATTGGAAAGAGAGATTTGCAGTAATATTAGGAATCATAATATTTTTAGCGGGCTTGTATTATTATGGATAGTAAAGGAGAAATATGTTAAAAGAAAAATCTTGGGAAGAGTTTAAAGAAAGTGGAATGCTTTGGTGGATTAATACTATCTTACATGCGTTTGGGTGGGCTATTGTTTATGAAACTGACGAAACAGGCAATATTATCAGAGCATATCCTGCAAGATGTAAATTTAAAGGATTCAGCGAAAATACGAATACAGAAGGTTATCAAAAGATCAGTAAATATATGCTAGACAATGCTGAAGAGTTGTTTAAGGAGGCGAATGAATGAGTAGTAAAATCGCAACTTTGCGTCCATCAGGAGATGAGCTTTCTCCACCTCCTAAAGTATTAGAGCTACTTAACAAAGCGTATATAGACTTGTCAAAAATAAAATTGGAGGGAACTAATATGACAACAAACAATAAAACAACAACACTTATAATTAAAGAAAGAGGAGAAGGTAAAACAACACAACTGCTTTACACAAGTGCAACAACACAGTATCCGATTATTGTACAGAATAAATTACAGATTAGGTTTTTAGTAGACAAAGCATCAGAACTTAAATTAAATATTCCTACTCCTATGACAGTAGAAGAATTTAAGGGTACACGAGATATGTCAGAAAACCATGTCCTGATAGACGAGGGATATGACTTGATTGGAGAAGCTTTGAGTGCTTACTTAGGAGCACCTGTGGTAGCAGTAACCTTAACAGATAAAATTAAAGAAAGAAACAATTAGATAGAAGTAACAGGAAACCGGGAGAGTCGTTTGACTCTCCTTATTTTTATGCAAGAAAGGAGTTTTTACATGGCAGAATCAATGAATAGTGAAATGTTGAATTACGCCATTGAGCAGGGTATAATTGATTTATCGCACATACAGGATGCAGTAAATATGAATAAAAGAAAAGAAATTTTAGAGCAGCATCCGTATAGTATTTGGGAAAGTAAGGATGGCAAATGGCATACCTACCTTCCTGATGAAGAAAAAGGTAGAGTTCCCAGAAGGCGGAATACACGAGAAGCAATTGAAGATGTAATTGTTAGATACTATGAAGAACAGGAAAATTGTACATTTGAATATTGGTGGGGACAATGGGTTGAGAAGAAAAAGAAATTTGGTGTAGTAGAAAATACTATATACAACTATGAGCGAGATTATGAGAAATATTTTCAAAACAATCCATTCTCTCAAAAAGATATTCGAGATATCACAGAAGATGACATAATTGAATTCATTGTAAATCAAATTAAAAAGTACAACCTGGGTGAACCATCAGCAAAAAAATTAATAGGATATATCTGCGGAGTTTTTAAAAATACCCGAAGAAAGAAATTTACTAAAGAAAATGCTTGTGAATTTATAGAAACTAAGGATTTTATGAAACGCTGTGGTAAGATAGCACAACCAATAGAACAAAGAGTTTTATCTCCTGAAGAATGGGAAAAATTTGCTGAAGAGGTAAAAAAACGACAAAAGAAAGATCCTATGAACATGTGTCTTTATGCCATAGAATTAGCTATGTATACAGGTATGCGATTAGGAGAACTTTGTGGACTTATGTGGGAAGACGTTAGATATGATTTAGATTGTATCGTCATTCGTCACAGCGAGAAGATGAATAAAAAAACCAGACAGCGGTATATTGCAGCCACAAAAACAAGTAAAGAGAGATTGTTTCCTCTCACGCCTCCAATTAAAAGATTATTCGCTAAAGTTAAGAAAGAACAAATGAAAAACAATTGTTATGGAGAATTTGTGTTTACGGATCAAATTGGTAAAATCTATGACTCTTTAATCCAAAGCAATGTTGTACGTTGTTGTACAGCAGCAGGGATACCAAGGAAAAGCATACATGCTATCAGAAGAACTTTAAATTCTAAGCTTAGAACCGATGGAATGTCTGCTGTTGTTGCAGGGTCTTTATTTGGACATTCTTCTCAAGTAAATAACAAGAACTATACTTACGACATATCTAATATGGAGTACAAAAAGAAAGCTTTATCAAGAGCTTATAAGGTAAAATAACCAGTTTTGATACCCTAAGATCAAAATTATGATACAAATCTAACTTAAATC